AACGCTTCGGAAGGTAAATTACCGCCGACAACGACTGAATGAATTGACCAAATTTATTTTGGATGCAACAGTCTGAACACATAATATAATCGAACAATGAAATATGTGAATAGAAGTCATTGGTAATCAGACCAATTAAAGAAGAACTTCTATCGCCTACTATAAAGTAGGTCATAAAAGTAACAGAATGTGGTAATGCTAAATGTTCTTGGCATGGCACATAGTAATATGTGCAATAATTAATCCCTTTAATTGCGGGAAACCCCTTAGAGATTAACATACTAAAATATAATAGGAATATTATATTGGCGAAAGTAACTATTTCGGTATAGTAAAAATTGTTAATATTGGGCAATCCGCAGCTAAGTGTTCAGAACGGACAAAAGTTCATCGACTATCCAATAGCTTTCAAATAAGCAACAGGAGTACGGCCAATTGTTTAGGTGAGTGAGAATCTCTTAAATGGAAATGGGGGACATCCTATTATTTAGGATGAAGATATAGTCAAAACTTGTTAGAAATAATAAGAACTTATATTAAAAATATAAATCATTGAAAGAATCTTATTTTTAATATAGGTTGCATAAAAATAACGAACTTATGTTAATTAATTGTGGAACAGTATTTTTGCCAGAATGTCGAAAATTGCTGCTGGTAAAGACCTTGAAGACACTGAAGTAACGCTAAAATTTTGGCGCATTGTGGTATAATAAATAAGCCGCAAATGAAAATTCTTTCTAATGATTTAGTATTTTATACTAATGCTTGAAAACCCAGTAGGATGGGCAACAAGGAAGAAGCGATAATTATTGCACTTTGAACGACTAAATGAAAGAACACCATCGTGATGGTGATGTGATAGTCTGAACTACCGTATATTCCTACATATAAGCGGTAGAGATTGGGTCAGTCGTAAAGACGGCTTAAAGAAGAACCCAGTCCTTATTCTTTTTAGAATAAAGTAACAAAATTGAAATGATGTCGATAAGGTCTTAACCAAAATGAATATTAGTCTAAAGGATGAACAGGGTCAAATTCGTGACCTTGACGATGTTCTTGACGAAGTTGCAGGTCGTTGGGACACCTTTACGACAAATGAAAAGAACCAAATTAGTACGGCTATCGCGGGCACACGACAAGCCAACTATTTTAAGGCCGCAATGGCCGACTGGGGAGAAGTTCTTGACGGTACGCAAATTGCATTAGACGCAAATGGTACGGCCACAGAGCGTATGGGTATTTATACCGAATCCCTAGGAGGTAAAATTAAGACCTTAAAGGCTACTTGGGAAGAATTTGTAGCCGATTTAAATTTGGACGATGTTATCTCTAATGTAATTAGTACAGCACAAAATCTATTAGAGATTTTTGATACTATAATAAATAAAAGCGGTGTTTTAAGTACCGTAATTAAAGGAGTTCTTGTTGCACAAGGACTAAATATTTTATCTGGCGCTGTTGTAAAGGTTCTTGGTACACTAACTGGTAGTGGTGGATTATTAAGCGGCCTTATTAAACTTACTCAGATAGCCCCTGAACTTTCTGAATTTGCAAGTTCTATAAATAGCGTCGCTGACGCACAAACTGCTTGGGCTTTAATTACTGGTGACGGTATTTTAAAAATAATCCCAAATATACTCACTCTACTTGGTGGTTCTGGTGGTCTTGTTGCTATTCTTGGAACTCTTGCTGGTACTATTGCGATTGTGGTTGCGGCAGTTGCCGCATTTAAATATGCTTGGGAAAATTGGTTGCCTACGCAAGCAAATGCAAATCGGCAACTAGAAGAAGCACAAGAAGAATTAGAGAATACCTAGTCAGAACTTAATGATGTAATATCAAAATTAGAAGATGTTCAATCTCAAATTGATGATTTAAATAGTAAAGATACTTTATCTATTACAGATAAAGAGCAATTAGATATATTAAAGAAGCAAAGTGAAGAACTTGAAATACAAAAGTCTACACTTGAAGAAATGGAAAGAATCAAGCAGCAAGGCGTTCTTGATGCCAATATAAATAATCAAAATACCAAGAGTAATTTGTTTAGCTTTAACTTAGAAGATGGCCTAACAATAAATACTGCATATAACAAGAGCTTAGAAGAGCTTATATCTACATATAAGACATTGCAGATTGTTGTTGATAAAACTGGCGATTCACTTGGAACTTTTGAGATTTATGGTGATGAATTACAAGACAGATACGATAAAGCTAATGCGACCATAAATCAATATCTCCAAATGGAGCAATCTGGTTTATTAACCACTAAGTATTATACTCAAGCCCAACTTGATTCTTACCAAGAAGCTTATGATAACGCTATTAATATTCGTAATTAGATTCTTGAAATTTTAAATCCTGAACAATTTAAGAAGCTTAAAATTGAAGAAGCTCTTGACACAAGTGGTTTCAAGGGTATTGAAACAACAATTAACAACTTAAATATTAAGTTAAAAAATGGCGAAACAACATTTGAAGAATATTCCGAAGCTGTTCGTGCGGCATTAACAAAATTAGCACAAAACGACGATTTTAAGAATCTTCTTGGTGATATATTTACAGAAGATGAATTAAATGACACAGAAGCTCTCGTAGAAGAACTTGTTGGGTATCTTGATGTACAAACTAATGCTATTGTTGATGATGTCACTGATACCCAAAATGAAATTGTCGAATCTTTTGAGGGCTATGCCGACGGAATTAAAGAAGTAGAATCTTCTTATGAAACATTAAAAGATGCAGTAGACAGTTACAATAGTAGTGGTACTATTACAGCTAAACAACTAGAAGAATTATTGGCACTTGACCAAGATTATTTAAATACTTTAAGTTATGAAAATGGTCAAATTAAGATAAATGGAGAGGCTATTAGTTCTTTAAAAGAGGAACAATTGGCTCTTTATAAACAACAGCTTCTTACCGCTGCTTCTGCCGAGATTATGGCTCGTGCGCAGCAAGTAAATAACCAGATAGAAGAAGATTCTGTTACTGATGCTTATGAGCTAAGAGAAGCTAATTTCCAGTTAAAAAATGGACATATTGAAGCTGCAACAGGTGCTTCTGTACAAGCGACTGCCGAAGCAGATTTACAGACGCAATTAACTGGTGTTGCTGCTAGTGCTGGACTTACAACTGAGGCAATTCAAGACATTATAGATAAATACACTGCCTTGTATGCTTTCGGAGAAAATGTATCTGGTTCTTCTTCTAGCAGTAGTTCGACTAACGCTGCTAAAACTGCTTATGAACTAGAAAAATCCAGATATGAACTGCTTGAAAAAGAAGTAGAATTAGAGAAAGACAAATTAGAAGCCCAAAAAGATGGAGTGAAAGCAGAAGAAACTCTGCTTAAAAATAAAAAATCCGAATTAGAGCTTCAAAAACAAATCAAAGAACAACAACTTGACACTATACAAGATTCCGAGGAAGATATTACTGATTTAATTGAGTATGTCGAAAAGATGCTTAAACAACAGTACGAAGACCTCAAAACGAATCTTAAAAAGGTAAAAGAGTATGTTACTACTTGGCGTGACGCATTGTCTGATGCAAAAGATAGTTATGACGATATTACGGCTGCTATCGAGAAGCAAATGAAAGCTCAAAAAGAGCAAAATGACAATGAAAAGGCTCTAAAAGAAAAAGCGGATGCTGTTTCTGACGTTCAGGAACAATTGGCTGCTATTCAGTATGATACTTCTTCTGATGCTGCTACTAAGCGCGTCGAGTTACTAAAAGAACTTAATGATGCACAAGAGGCACTGACAGAAGAAGCACAAGACCAAGCATATGATTCTGCTCTCGACCAATTAGACGCTGCTCAACAAAAAATTGATGATATTTTCGACTTTATTGACGAAGCGTTGGAAGACGCAGAAGATGCTATTGACGATTACGTTGACTATATTTCTAATACTTTAGAATCTGAAGGCAATCTGTATAAAGAGGCGTTGGCAGAAGTTCAATCTGCAATTGACGGTAACAATGACGAATTATTGCAAAAGCTTTATAAGTGGAACAGCGCGAAATGAATGCGCTGTATAAATCGGGTTATATGCTGGAACACCCTAAAGACTTTAATACTAAAAAGTAAAAATTTAAAGTATGTTACAATGGGCAATCAGCAGGGAAGATAAGTTCACCCTCAACGACTATGGGAATATCCCACTAATATATAAGTAATTATATATTAGAACCCCGATAAGGCATAAGCCGAATGATATAGTCTGAACTTCCATAGAAATATGGAGAATTGGGCAGAAATGACCCAATATTTTTGTGTTAGTATTTGAAAACAAAACTAATTTTATTTTTTTAGTATAACACAAAAATTAACAAAATTGATATGGAGACAACATTGCTGAAACCATTACAAAAGCTTGGAACGACGCTCTTGATGCTGTTGAAAAATATAAAGATGCAACTGGTGAAACTAATCTGCAAAATATCCGTGAAGGATTACAAATGCAGGACACCACTCTTAGCGCAGAAATTGCAGCATTTGACACACAAATTGATGCCTTGCAAAATCAGATTGATGCCAAAGAAATAGAGATTGATGCTCTTGAAGTATTAATTGATGAAAAAGAAGCAGAAATTGACCAGATTAAAATGGCTCTTTCTCAGCTTGAAATTAACTACGATGCACAAACTGTCGCAAGTAATAATGCTACAAAAGCTACATGGGACGAAGTATATGCTCTTATTGGGCAAACTGCTGCTACTACTGATAATACTACTGCAACAGAAAATAATACCGACGCAACTAGCACCAATACAGATAAGACAGGCGACAATACTACTGCTGTTGAAAATAATACAACCAAGGTTGAAAACGCAACAGATAAGGTGGAGGATTTGTCTTATAGTACGGATGTTGCTTCTGATAAAGTTGACGCAGCAGCACAGTCTGCTGATGACGCTTCTGACGCACTGTCTGGCGCTGATAGCCTAGCCGATGCAGCTTCTACGACCAAGGACGCAATTAGCGACCTAGGAGAAGCCTCTGTTGTTGCGGCAGATAAACTTACTGGTGGAGATGGAACTGGTAGTTCTAGCGATTCTAGCGGCACTACAACGAGTTCTGAAACCAGTGGAATTTTAGACCTTATTAGTTCTGGAGTTTCTTACTTTACTGGCGGAACAGACGCCGGAACTGTTATCGGTAATCTACTAGCAAGATATATTCCAAAACTGGTTAATACCGGCGTAAAATACGCAATTAAGAAAGTATCTTCTAACCATGATGGTACAAATTGCGTTGAAAAGAGTGATTCTCCACTTGATGACTTGTTAGGACTTGGCTCTGACGAAACTGCTCGTGTGCTAAAAGTTGGAGAAACTGTTGTTCCTAACTACGCAAGTGATGTTAAGATTCAGCAAACCGATGAACCGTTTACTACTTCTATTGATTCTCCGAATGCTTCTAATATTTCTACTAATAATAGTGGAGACTTCAATCTTGACATGGGAGATTTGGATATTTCTGGAATTGATAGTGACGAGTTAATGAACCAGTTAAAGAGCTTAAAGAAAGACTTCGCTGACGAGGTTTATTCTACTATTAATAAGCATATTAAAATCGGTGGATATAGAAACGTAAAAAATAGTTACATTTAATTAGGACACTAGCCCGCTTTGAAAGATAGGCGGGCTTTTATTTTATAAAGGTGGTTGGATAGTATGCCTGTAATGGGGTGTCCATTTATTTTTAATGAAATACCTTCCGAGGCATATAACGCCTCTTTAGTATTTTTGGAAGAACAATATACAAAACGTCCTTCTGGTGGACAAAAACAATTTACTACGGATAATGTCAGAGGAAATTCAAGGGCAATTCTATTAGATGTTTCTCAAACAGAACCTTTGAGTTTCGGAATTGAAATTGTGTTTGATGAACCAGTAGATATTCAAACTTTAACACAAGTTAAAAATTGGTTATGTTCTCCTTTGAAATATTGTAAACTTAGAATTTGTGCAGAGGGTTTTGAAAACTATTATTATAATTGTTATATAAACCTAGATAATGATTTGATTTATAATGGTGGTTATCGTGGAGTTACTGGTACAGTAACTTGTGATGCACCTTGGGCTTGGGAAAACGAACAAACTATTGATTTAGAAATTGGGACATCGACTGTCCCTGCTGAAAATAGATTTTTAAATTACTCTCAGGACGCTAATCCGATGAAACCGATTATTTCATTCACTGTGACAGAATCAAATTCAGATTCATTTTTAGCAATTGAAGATGTATTTGAGGATTCTAATGGGAATATTATATATGATAAAACTACAATGTTTGTTTCTACCGAAAAGACATATACACAAAGGGATGGAACAACCATATCATATAAAAAACCTGACGGAAATAGTAATTTATATAAAAATGAAAAAATTTCTTTTGATAATCAAACTGCGTTAATAACCTCTTCTGTTGATGCGTTTTTCAGAATTGGAAACTTTAACAAGGTATTTCTCCGAATTCCTCAAGGAGTAAATAAATTGTATGTGTCAGGGTTAAATATATCTAATTTAAAAATGACTTATACTAATGCTAAGAGATTAGGTGGTGGTTGGTATTAAACAGAACTTTGATTTTAATGGTTTATATGACATTCCAGTGCTGGAATTATGTAATCCAGACAAAAGACAAATTGGCATTTTAACAAATGTAAAAAATTTAAAATTAAGTTTGAGATATAATAATGTGTCTGAAATGTCTTTTACAGTTTATGCTAAAATAAACGACGTGGATTATCCATATTATGATTTAGTAAGAAAGATGCGATTAATTCATGTCGAAAATATGGGATATTTTGTTATTTCAGAAGTGAATGAGCATTTTGAATATGACATTCCGTACAAGGAAGTATCTTGTTATTCAGCAGAATATATGCTGAATTATAAACCAATAAATATTTGTACTACCACATTAACTTCAACCTCTAACGCAATTTACAGTAAAAGTTTTAAATTTTATGACGAAAGCTATCCTGATGACACGTTAATGTATCAATTGTTTAATGGATTTTATGATTGGAAATTTGATGCAAGCGACCTCGACAAGGATTTAATGAATCAATATCGTTCTTTTAGTGATACTGGCGACGGACTTTATGGATTTTTGCAGAATTATGTCGCTTCTGCATATGAATGCGTTTTTATTTATGATATTGAAAATTTCACTGTAAAAGCATATAAAACTTCTGAAATTGTGAATCAAACAGATATTCTTTTTACTTTTGATAATTTAATTAAAAGTGTTGATATGAAAGAATTATCTGATGATATTTGTACAGTATTATCTGTTTCTGGTTCTGACCAATTACCATTGTCTTTGATTAATCCTACTGGAACAAGTAATATTTACAATTTTAATTATTACCTACAAGATAAAGATGACGCTTGGATAGGTAAGAATGTTTATTCTAAAATGGATGATGGCTCTATAAGGCTGGACTCTAATGGAAATAAAGTATTACTAAAAGATTATGTATATGAATGGCAAGAAAAAATAAAGGAATTAATTTATAGTTCTGATAAAGAAGGTTCATATGCTCAATTACTTTCGGATAGAGCATATTTTAATTCTCAATATAATTTATTATATGCGAAATATATTGAAGCTACATCAATTGCCAGTTATTTAACTGAGGCCATTTCTACGTTTAACGAAGAGGAAAAAACAACTAAAAAAACAGGGTGGACAACCCTTGCAGTTGGTATTGGACTTGTAGCGATAGGTGTTGGGTTATTATGGCTTAGTGGTGGTGGTTCTAGTACATTGGTCGCTACTGGCACTACAATACTTACGAAAATGGGAGCAGATGCCGCTACAGCGGCAACCATTGCTTCTTATCTTCCTGCCGCTGCTGCAACTTCTGGCAAGTTAGTTTTAGCTAGTGCCAAAAAAGAAGTTGTGAGTGCTGTTTCATATCTGCCACAAACTCTTGCTATTCAAGCATCAAAAGAAGAATGCCAAAAAATGCTTGATACTGCCAATTCTAATAGTGAATTGCTTTTTGGTGGGAATGGCAAAAATGGATATATTAAAAATCTTGATTATTCAACCGTAACAACCGCCGTTAGTGGCACTTCTTCTGTTGCTATTACAAGTGAAAATACCATGTATATTTGTGGTGATTCTTCTGGTGTAGAAAATCTATCTAAAAGAAAACCAGATTTAAATTCCGAAACAAGTATGCCAAAATATTATTCTATGAGCGTATTAAACCAAAAAATAGCTCAAATAGATGCCGAAATACAAAAATATATCACAACTTATGGGTATAATTATTATTTCTCCGAAGAAGATAGAAAAGTTCTTGAACCGTTCCTGATTCAAAGTGAATACACCGATGAAGCATTTACTGCCACAAGCGATGTTACAATTGACGATGATACTGATTTAACTCAGTATATTACAACAACTCAAGGAGTAATAACTATCCAAGAATTTTTGTATAGAGAACAAGGATATTATTTTAATTTTTATACAGAATCTACAACTAATTCTTGGAATGCAACTCCTGTAAAATTTATACAAGAAACCTTTAGAGATATTGTTGAAGCCAAAAATAATGATGAAGGTACTTATGTTTTAACATATAATGGAAAAACTTGGGATATGAGCGGTACTAAAGAATTTGCCGGAATGACGCTTGGAAAATCCATTGGCATACTGGATAATTCTTCTGCTGCTGGGTATAGTTTTGTGAAAGAAGACAAAATTCTTGTAAAATTATTCAATCCAGACATAGAGATGGTTAATACAACAACTATTGCAATGCAACTTGCAGAACAAGCATATAACGTGATAGACACAGTTAGTCAGCCAGCATTTTCTTTTAGTATGAATACATCTAATTTTGTATTTCAAAAAGAATTTGAACCTTGGTTAAGTCAAATTGGATTTGGTAGTAAAAAAGACAGTAATAAATATCTTGGTTTTGGTACTGTTGTTAATGTCGAATTGGAAAACGGAGAAGTATTACAACCTTTCTTACAGGAAATTGATATTGATTATGAAGATTCGACCTCTATTGAAATGACATTTGGCAATAAATTTAATTTAGGGACTTCCGAATGGACACTTGGAGATTTGATAAGTGAAAATACTTCTACTATAAATAGAGTAAGTCGTGCGCTTATTGGAACTTCTTCTGGTGTTTCTAGTTCTGTTTCTTCTATTTCTAGTAACACTACAAGTACGCTTCAAGCTCTAAGTGGGACTTCTCAGCAAATTAGAGAAGAGCAAGCAAAAATGCTTACAAGTCTGGAAGAAAGCGACACGGCTATAAAAAATAATTTGGCCGCTGCTACTACATAGGAAGCAATATTTAATAAACTTACAGGTGGAGACAGCGAGAAACAAGGTTTATATTTAGACACGAGCGACCCACAAATTTCTTCTGTAACAGGCGAAACTTACTACCCGTTATATATTGGAGCAGAATATATTAAAGCTGGTACTATGGAGTCCATGCGTTTTATTACTCCAATTCTGACAAATGAAGACGGTAGTTCTTATTTGAATTTTGAGAATAACACACTAAAACTTGGTACTTTATATATAGATGAATATGGGATTGCAAGATTATATAATCCTGAAACTAATGAAGATACTAATATTATAGATAGCATAAACGCCACTGATACAACTCTTTCTAATTGGACTGCTGTTGACGGTAAAAGTATGAACGGAGAAAAGGTATATGGTAATTCAATTGGGTGGAGTCAATTATCTTCTGATTGTGTGTTCAAATATCTTGGAAGTAACGGAAGCTCTTCTTGGGGTGCTGGATGGTGGTATTTAACTCTTAGTGATTATAACGCTGTTTTAATCACGTTTGGCTCTGGTTCTACTGATGGCAATAATGTATCGCAACCTACAACGGCAATATGTGCAGTTGGTTCAAGTGGTTCAGTATTTGGTAGAATGTATCATGGGAAACTATTTGGTTCTAACCATCCTATTGGATATAGAACTTTTAGCGTCAATACGAATGGGGTATATTTTAACGACCCAGCTTGGCATGGATTTGGCCTTGGTAAAACATGGCAAACAACAGATGAAACAAGAAAAGGTTTTGTTCCAAGAAAAATATATGGCATAAAATTTGGAAATAGTTAATAATATTCTTATTATAAAGAAGCAAGGGGTTTTATGGATATTGTAAAATTTATAATTATAAATAAAGAGAATAATAGATTACAACAAGGTACATATGCAATAAAAGAAGTTGTTCCATCAAATGCAATAATTGTTAATGAGTTGCCAAATAATGTAGAATATTGGGATGACTATATTTATGAAAATGACGAAATAATATATTCCCCAATAGAACGAAAATCTAATGATGAAAATTATATAAATTCTACTTCTCAAGATATTAATGACATTGATAAATTACAGGCACAGATTGCTTATACAGCAATGATAACTGGAACTTTAATTTGAGGCGTAAATTATGAGTTTTTTTGACATTAAAAGATGGTATAATTTAAAATTATGGACAAAAGATATGGTTCACAAGGCAGTAGAATTAAACTATATTACAAAAGAGCAATATAAAGATATTATAAATGAAGAATATTAAAATCTTAATATAAGGGAGTGATACTATGGCCGATTTAAATTCAACACATATAAAATATGTTCTTGACAAAGATAATTAGTTGCATCAAATTGATTATAATTATTTGGCGAACCTCCCTGCTTCATTAAAAAATCCATTTTCATTAGATATTTTTGGACATGAATATGATGGTTCTTCTAAGCTTACAATAAATAAAGATATTGCAACAAATGACACACTTGGTTTTGTTATGCCAGAATTAAAAACAGATGACATGGTTTCCCCTGTTGGTGTAGACAGTTCTGGCAAATTATATTCAAAAGCTTTGTCAGTTAATGTTGATACATATATATCTTCAAGTAGCACAAATCCAGTACAAAATAAAGTTATATATAATTCTATTTAGGATTTACAAGATAGCATAGACAAAAAAATAAGCAAAGCGGATTTTGAAAATGCAATTTCTTCTCTTAGGAATGCAGATACAGATATTTTAAATAAAATACAAGATATTGATTTAGAATATAAAAAATCTGACGAAGAAATATTATCTAATCTAAATAACTATAAAACATAGACAGATGAAACAATATCAAATGGTTTCAAAAATTATGACAGTAAATTTGAACAGATTCAAGATGAAATTAATGATTAGAATAATAATTTTCAATCAGATATTGATTCTATTAAAGAAACTGTGTCGTTACAAATGTGGGTAGTAAAATTTAATTCTTATTCTGACATGAGAAGTTACGTTCAAAATCAGGAAAATTTGTCTAACTTAAAAATTCCTACTATTTTTGTGATAGATGACGAAACCTCAAATACATACTATTGGGACGGTTAGAGTATAAAACTTATGGCGGTCAAATCTGCTGATTTTAGTGGAAATTTCTTAACATATAATAATCCCAAGGGTAACGGCTACCTATCCATGAATCAATTAGACGAATATTCTGTTGGTAATTACTCCACTACTTTTGGGAGCGAAAACGCTTCAATTGGAATATTTAGTACGTCATTTGGAACTGGAAATATTTCTTATGGTGATTATACAACTGTTTGCGGAGCGTATTCTTTATTAGATACAAACGGACTATTTTTAAATATTATTGGAAATGGAATTAGTGAATCCAAACGAAATAACGCATACTCTATTGATTTTGGCGGAAATTCAAAATATTCAGGAGACGTTATTGCTTATTCAAATGGAATTGAAAGAACTGCTTATTGCAAAGTATCAAATGAATATTTAATCTATTAGGATTACACCTCTGAATTATATATAGATATAAATTGGGAAAAGTTTAAAGAAAATTTAGGAGAAAACTCTAATACATACAGTTTTGTATATTATGATGGTGTATGGAACTTATTTGACAAATATGGGCTTATTAAAGAAAATGTTTTATATACTGATTATGGGATAGAAATAGTGTTTAATCCTTCTGAATCTGATATAGATTCCGGGGCAGACCCAAATACTCCAATAGAAAATATAATTGATTTTTCTGATAGAGATGTAATTTTTATAAATTATTCTAATAATAATTTAATTAGTTTAAAAGACGTAAATAGTAAATTAGAAACAAATACAATAGATTTATCCAACGAAATTGAATCAATAAAAACTGATATTTCCTCTATTAAAGAACAACATAAAACAGACATTGATACTATTCTTGAAGAAATTGAATCAATCAAAGAAAGATTAGATAAACTTGAGAATCCAGATTCAGATAAAGATACTGATTCTGGCGAAGAATCTACTGATAAATCGAATACTAATAAATAAATAACAAAGGGGCGTTCAATATGAATGAAAATTTAGATTCTATTATAGAAAAATTAAGCAATCAAATTGAAGAAATTAAAATAGATTTTCAAAATAAAATTGAAGACATATATGATGCTTTAAATATAGTAGAAGAAGATTTAGAAAAAAGACCAGCTACATTTGTATTTGAAAATTATAAAGCTATGTGCGAATGGTTTTCTATTGAAGAAAATGTAAGAAGTCTTGATATTGGCGCTACCGTATATTTGATTCATGGACATACAAATTACTTTTGGGACGGAGAGATTTTAAAGAGTATTAAAGACCCTGATTCATACCCATATTATCCTCCGAATTATGTATATAAAACAAAATATGATATTGAAACCATTGAAAATACTGATGAAAATTGATTGTGGTGATTTTTATTGCAGAAAGAAGCAACTTTAATTGCCGCACAACAAATCCCTAAAATGCACATTATATAGGGTGATAGCCTTATGTTTGCTATACAATTCATTGATGCGAACTAGACTATAATAATTCCCAGTGCGTCAGATGAAGTTCAATGGTTTTTATATCCATTTAGAATTGATTCTGACCCAATATTAATGTATTCTAACAAGAATAATTCTGGATATAAAAACAATATATTTGTTGCTGATAATGGAGTAATATATATTAGTATAGATTCTGAAGATACAAAGTTATTAGATTCAGAAAAATATATTCAAATCCCAGTTTTGAAATATGATAAAACTACATATGTAAAAGCATATGGCGAAATAAATGTTATAAAAGGAGTTGGCAATTAATGATTAATAAAGACTTTGCAAATACAATAAATTATATCATATTTGGTCAGCAATCAGCCAACTCTATTTATAACTATTATTATATTGGAATATGTTCTGAAAAAATAGAAAATGGAATTATTAATTCTGAAATATTTCCACAAGACGGGAAAAGAATAAGAATACCAAATAGTGCAGATTATTTTCATGTTGAATATGATAATTCTTTAGGGTGTAGCGTCGTAAAAAATGTTAATGCTATTACTTTTAATTTGAACAAATCTACTGATACTAAAATAAACTCAATATTTGTTGCAACTTCACAAGACACCAAAGATGCTATTTTGTGGAAAAATCTGTCACAAACTAAAACTGTATCAAGTGGAAATAAATTTGTTATATTAGCAAATGCACTTGAATTTATTTTAGGAGGCCAAGCTTCTTCTGGTACTTCTGGTGGAGAATTAATTGTTGATGATAATGGATATTTAAGAAGTAGTTTATTTTCGGTAACAGACAGTGGAGAACTTGTATTGTGACGGTGTAAATATGGATAGCAATACAAATGAATATATTATTGGATTACCAGATATTAACATTTCAAATTCAATTATTGGATATACTAATAAGAATTATAATATAATTCCGTATAGAATTTTTATACCAGAACTTAATAGACGTGCAACTGGTGCGGCTGATTTAAATTATTATTTTGATTTTTAGATAATTGAATCTTTATTATAGGAGAAATAACGCAATAATCATTGTATGAAAGGGCGTGATGTGAATGATTAGTTCTTCTCTTGCTAAACAAGTAAATCAATTGTTATTTGGTGGTAACTCACTAAGCGTTCCGGGGTATTGGTATCTTGGTCTAAGCACCTTTGAAATAGGCTCTGACGGAAGAGTAATAGAACCAGACCATGTTTCTACTGGTTATTCGCGTGTAAGAATTGCAAATACTACTGATAATTTTGAAACAGGTGTTTATTCTAATCCGACTACGAATAAGATTGTTTATTCTTAGAATAAAAATAAAATAGCAATTTCCAGTATTACAAAAGGTAGCGCGGTTACAGTTAAAGCTGTATTTATATGTTCTACTCAAACTGGGACTAATGCAGACTTTTGGATTAATTTAACAAATCCTGTTACAATTCAAGTTGGTAGTACAATGTATATAAATGCTGGCTCATTAAGATTTACTTTAGGTTCTTTGTAATGAGGTGGATATATGAGAGATTTTGAATATACACCTAAATTTACAGAGACTAATATAGGAATTCTCGGTAGAGTTTATCGTGACGGATATTTGTATTAGAATACAAAAGATGAACCATTTACAATAAATATCTCTACTTTATATTTAAATTCTTATGTAACTGGCGAACTTGGTATTTGTTTTGGTATGGAAGTTAGTTTTTCATAAGGAGGTGTAATTTATGGGCAACTTCGTTTCAAAATATGTTACGCAGATTCCAGATATTGAATTCATCTCTGGTGATACAATTACCATACCGTTTAAGTTCACAGATGCTAATGGTACTGTGATTCAAAGTTATACACTTGTATGGAAATTATGTCCATATAATGATACAAAAAATACGGTAATAACAAAAACATTAACTGTTACAGGTGGTTCTGCTAATGTTGTTTTATCTTCTGAAGATACTAAAAAATTAAAAGGAAAATATGTGCAGCAGCCTGTATTAAGATATACAAGTGGTGGGACTACGACAGACTATATTCGTGCTTACGGATATATTAATGTTATTGATAGTATAAATTAATTTGAAAATTATTGAGACCCAAAGGTGGGATTTTTATGTTTAATAATGACGAATATTCTGACATATTAAAAATTATTGAAATGCTAAACAATAATACTAATGAACAATTAGATAATAAGATTAGTAAATTTGATTTTGAGTACGCTGTTTCTATTTTAGAATTAAATAATTTAAAGCTAGAAAAGAGAATAAAAGCACTAGAATCATTGTTAGACGTAAAAAGTAAATAATTTAAGAAAGATAAAAACTAAGATAGATTGAAAATAATTTAAATAGTTAAACAATTAATAAATCTATTTTGGCAAAAGCATTCTATTTTTATATAAAAACAATTGCGCTCTTATTTTTAGAATTACTAAATAATAAGAGATAATGGACTCTATGAAAGCGAAACCCTATGCCCCAGCAAAAATATCAACAGCGAACCTATACCACTAAATTAGCGACATATCCCAAGTTTTAAATGGGTATTGTTTTGTCTAGGTATAACAGCTATTATTTTAAATTTTGATACAATGGAGAGCAAATATCCTTTCAAATAAACCATATGCCAAAAATTAAGTTAATAACCGAATATTAATTTACTAACAAAACAAATTATAAAGGAATAAGATTTTATGAATACAATTAACCTATTTAAAATGATTAAAGATATAAATAATTTAGTGGGAGGTTGCTAAATGAAAACTACCAATCCAATGAATTATAATAATATCGGATTAGGATGGAATAATGGTGGGGGGGGGTAAAACCCTTTCGGATTGTTCCGTTGGCAGCACAGTTAAGTTAAAAATAAATGGCGTTAATACAGCATTTATTGTCATTCAACAAGGAAATCCAGATTCGGATGTATACGATGATACTTGTAATGGAACTTGGCTTTTAATGAATAACTGCATGGAAATCCGTGCCATTTTTTCTAGTGGGGAAGATACCGGATATTATCCTAGTGAAATTGATACATATTTGAAAGAATATTATAAAAAATATTTTCCTTCTGATATTCAAAATTTCATATTGCCAGCTAGAGTTCCTTATACCACATATCAAGATGATAAAACTTCTGTTGTTTCTAAATCGGCAATGTCTTCCGATTATTATACTGGTTTATTTTTACTTAGCGGAGAAGAAGTTGGGTTTGAGTCTACTGACGATGATTATACTGCCGAAGGAGAACAACTTCCAGATGAAGGTAGTTGTCTAAGATATTTCGCAAGTGGCAATAGAAGTAACCGCAAGGCAACTTATGATGGAGAAAATACATAGTGGTGGCTTCGTTCCAAGACTGTATCTAAAACATATCTTTTTATTGATGCTGATGGACGAAGAAATGACGAATACTCCGAAAAAGAAAAAGGTATTAGGCCAGCGATTATTTTAAACTCGGCATTAAATGTTGATAGTAATGGAAATATAAAAGTACCAGATATTAAAGAGTGGCAAAAAAACATTTTGTTATCTGCGCATCCAATTGGAAGTTATTATTGGAGTAATAACAGCACAAATCCTATGACTCTTTTTGGTGGCATATGGGAACAAATAATTGATAAATTTGTTTATGCGGCTGGTACAAAAGAAGTCGATGAAACTGGTGGAGAAGAAGAACATACACTTACTGTGAGCGAGATGCCAAGTCATTATCATAGTAGGGTTTACAATACGAATGGAAATCAATATATACTTACTGGAAATAGTACTGGTAGCGCAAGTAATGGAGCGATGGTGAAAAATAACACCGATAATACTTCCTCTTCATATAGAGGGTATGTACAGACTAATAGTTCTGGCGGCAGCCAGCCGCATAATAATATGCCACCATATATTGTCGCCTACTGTTGGCGCAGAGTTGCTTAAAAGACTTTATAATATAATTTTTTAAAGGTAGATAGATAATAAATATTGAAAAATGAATAGGGATAAACATCCCTTATTAAATATAATTTTTATAAAATAAACTATAAAGGGGTGTTTTAAAAAATTGGCTGGAAAATATATCTTTGAAATTCAAGAAAGAACAATTGTTCCTGCTATAACAGATTAGGTTGCTGTTTATGACGATAACCTATCTCGTTATATTACATTTAAAATACCAGAAGTTATAGACGGAATTGATATAATTGATAAATTAATTATCATCCGTTATGTTAATGCTCTCGGTCAATTTGGTCAATTCTATTCGCAAGGTAGAGAGACTATTACTGAGGACGATGAAACATACGTATTATTCGATTGGGTTATTGAATCAAAAGTTACTGCCGCAAGTGGTTATGTAACATATGACGTATCTGTTTATGATTCTAACTTTGATGGAATTAATACGGCAAGTGATATGTATATCTTGCATACACTTCCGACAAACTTAAAAGTTGAAAAAGGACTTCTGGAAGTTAGTCTTGAAGATGAAGACTACAATATGCTTTCTGAGCTTATTGACCAATTTAATGAGATAATTACACAACATTATCTTGAAGTCAAAAAATCAGAAGAAAACTCTAAGGCTTCCGAAGAGGCCGCTGCTTTAAGTGAATCTAATGCAAAAGCAAGTGAAAATGCTGCTGCTGAAAGCGAATCTAATGCGGCGAGTAGCGAGAGTGCTGCCTCAAAGAGTGCAACTGATTCTGCCAATAGTGCAACAGCAAGTGCTAATAGCGCTACTGATTCTAAGAATAGTGCTAGTGCTGCCTTGAGTAGTCAAAATGCAGCTAAGACCTCTGAAACAAACGCAAAGAATAGCGAAACTAATGCTAAAACTTCGGAAACCAATTCAAAGACTTCTGAAACAAACGCAAAAAACTCAGAAACTAACGCTAAGTCTAGTGAAACTAAGGCGGCAACTTCTGAAAGTAATGCGAAAACTTCTGAAAGTAATGCGAAAACTTCTGAAAGTAATGCGAAAACTTCTGAAAGTAATGCTGCCGATTCCGCAAGTAATGCTGCTGATTCTGCAAGCGCTGCTGCTACAAGCGCAGGGAACGCAAAGACCTCTGAAACTAATGCTAAAAATTCAGAAACAAACGCCAAGACCAGTGAAACAAATGCAGGAAGTAGCGCTTCCGCTGCTTCTGCAAGTGCAGGAAATGCTTCTAGTAGTGCCAATGCGGCTTCTAAGAGTGCTTCCGCTGCTTCTACTAGCGAATCTAATGCGTCAACTTATGCTTCTAACGCTTCTACTTCCGCATCAAATGCTTCGACGTTTGCAAATACTGCTTCGGCAAAGGCTACCGATGCCTCCAATTCTGCTTCTGCTGCCTCTACAAGTGCTGGCGAAGCAGCTTCTAGTGCGTCCGCTGCAAAAACCAGCGAAGATAATGCCAAAACAAGCGAAGATAATGCAAAGAAGTCAGAAGAAAATGCAGCTACATCAGAATCAAATGCTTCTGATAGTGAAACCAATGCCGCGACAAGTGCTACAACTGCGTCGAATAAAGCAAGTGACGCTGCTGCTTCTGCAACTAATGCTAAAAATTCTGAAACCAATGCTGCCACAAGTAAGAATGACGCGGCAACATATGCGTCAAATGCTTCTACAAGCGCAAGTGAAGCACAACAAAGTAATACAAACGCAGAAACAAGTGCAAATAGAGCTGCCGATAAAGCAAGTGAAGCCGCCAATAGTGCAACTGCTGCCGCAAAATCTGCTGCTGATGCTTTAGAATACTTGAATCAAGTTAAAACTGTGAGTAGCGGAGCGCAAGGTTATTATGAAACACCGGAAAAACTAAAAGAAAGCGTTCCAGATGGCACTACTGGCTATTGGGCTATTGTAGGCTCTACCGATACAATTTGGGTTTGGGACGATGAAACCTCCGACTGGAAAGATAGTCATGATATGACTAAATTTACAGAATATTATACTATCACTCAAATTGACAGTAAATTAAAACAGGTACAGACAGATATTGATACAGCTAAGACAGAAACAAAATCGGTTTCTTATACAATTACTGTTCCTGCTAGTGGATGGACTGGAAGCTCCGCCCCGTATAGCAACACAGTCATTGTTGATGGTATTACCGCCGACACAGTTCTAAGTGATATTAGTCTTGCAAGTTCTAGTATCGGCGTGGCCTCTGCTGAAGCTGCCGCTCAAACTTGGTCGTATCTTGATACAAGTGCCGGAAGGGTCACTTTTTATAGTAGCACTATCCCCACTGCTGACTTTACAATAGTAGCAAGGGAGGTTAAGTAATAATGCACGTCACTAATATATATTTAAATAAATACAGAGCCATTGTAGAAAATAGTTCAAGAAGTTTAGACCTTGGCACTAACGATAGTAAGGGTAATGAAAAATTAAATATAATTCGCGGAGATGGCTGGGAAGACTTAACAATAAAAATTACCTTTTGGCCTTCTCGTGTTGAAATGTATGTTCCAGATGATGGATTAGTAGATGTTCCACCAGAAGCTACTAATTTTGAATGTCCCCCATTTAGAGGTAAGGTTATTTTTAATGGAGTGTCAAATGGTCGTGTTATAAATACGACCGATTTGACCTATTCTGTTTCCCCTCATGTTCCCTCAAGGGGAGTAGATACTAGCTATCGTACTCCAAGTGTATGGGAACAGTGGGTTGATGACGCAAAATCTACAGTTGAATCTGCTGAATCTGCTGTGGAAGATGTTAATAATTCTATCGAAAATGTCAACATTTCAATTAAGGAAGTTGACAGACTAAAAGAGGAATACGAAGAATTAATAGCTAACACGCCTATTAATCCAGACTGGACACTAGACCACACAAAATTAACGCATCGTGATGCTGAAAACCAACATCCGATTAGTGCCATTGAAGGTCTTGAAAAGCAATTGGACACTTATGTTACTTCAAGTAACACAATGTCTAATAGCGATATTGATAATCTTTTAGGATGGTGATTAAATGGCCGATAAATATGTTGATAAAGCTGGTCTTACTTATTTTTGGGGTAAAATAAAGACTTTACTTGCGGCAAAGGCAGATACTTCTTCTTTAAAAACAGTTGCAACAAGTGGTAGTTATAATGATTTAACAAATCGTCCAACTATTCCGTCTGTTGACGCTTCTTTAAGTAGTTCTAGCACTAATGCCATCCAAAATAAAGCAGTTTATTCTGCATTATCTGGTAAACTTAGTACATCTGGTACTGCTGCAAGCGCAAGTAAGCTTGTTAATTCTATTACAATAAATGGCACTGCTTTCGATGGAAGCCAAGCTATTTCAATAACAACTGAAAACACTGTTTACAGTGCAATTTCAAACGATACGATTGATGGATGTTTTTAAAATTTAAAAGGGTGATTATATGTCAAAATTTGTTGACCAAGAGGGTTTGCTTTACTTTTGGACAAAGCTAAAGACAATTCTGAGCGGCAAGGTTGATACTGTTGAAGGTAAGCAACTTTCGACTAACGATTATACCAACGACGAAAAGGATAAGCTATCTGGCATTGCTGCAAAGGCTGAAGTGAACCAGAATGCTTATTCGTATATTAGCGTTGGTTCTTCTAAGCTTTCTGCTGCTGGCAAGACCGATACGGTCACTATTGCTGCTGGTACAAATGTCACGCTAACTCCTGATACCACTAATGGTAAGATTACCATTGCTGCTACTGATACTACGTATAGCAATGCTACCACCACTACTGCTGGTCTAATGAGTTCTACTGATAAGGCAAAGCTAGATACTGTTGCTGAAAATGCTAACAACTATACTCTGCCTACTGCCTCTAAGACCCTCGGTGGTGTTAAGACTACTAGCGACGTGAATAGTGCCTCTGGTTATACTGCTTCTCCGATTATTGACGGAGTTGTATACTACAAGGACACGGATACTACCTATAATGATATGACTGGTGCAACTTCCTCTAAGGATGGTACTAATGGTCTAGTTCCAAAGCCTGTCGCTGGTAATCAGGACAAGTATCTGCGTGGAGACGGCACTTGGCAAACTCCTACCGATACCACTTATAGCGCTGTTACTACCAGCAAGGACGGTTTAATGATTGCTGCGGATAAGAGCAAGCTGGACGGTATTGCTGATAATGCTAACAACTATTCGCTCCCGACCGCTACTAGCTCTGTTATCGGTGGTGTTACCACTACTAGCACTGTAACTAGCACGACTGGTTATACTGCCTCTCCGATTATTGACGGAGTTGTGTACTACAAGGACACCAACACTACTTACAATGCTGTTACCACCACCGCCAACGGTCTGATGACTTCTACCGATAAGGCGAAACTCGACGCTTTTGGTGCTGCCAGCACTTATGCTCTAAAGAGCGACATTACGAATATGTACAAATATAAGGGTAGTGTTGCTACGACTTCTGACCTTCCCTCTGGTGCTACTACTGGCGACGTGTATAACGTCGAAGCCAGCGGTATGAACTATGCTTGGGACGGTTCTACTTGGGATGCTTTAGGCGAAATTTTCACTATTGACAAAGTTACTAACAGTGAAATCGATACGATTATGGCCTCCTAAAATTTTTAAGGAGGTTTTAACCTATGGCATTTTTAGACGAAACAGGTTTGCAATATTTAGTTGATAAGATTAAAACTTTGGTTTCCGATAGTATTGCCACTGCGACCACTAAAACTTATACAATTACAGTTCCATCTTCTGGATGGACTGGGAGTTCAGCACCGTACACAAATACGGTCACTGTATCTGGAATTACTGCCAGTACAGTTTTGAGTGATATTACATTAGCTAATGCTAGTGTTGGGGTGAGTGCTGCGGAAACCGCCGCTCAGACTTGGACTTATCTCGACACCAAGGCTGACAGCGTGGTTTTTTATAGTGATACGAAACCTACGGCTAATTTTACAATAATAGCCAGAGAAGTTAAATAATTCTTCTCTTTTTAGAAAAAAATTAAAATATATGTGTACATATTGTACGAATTTTAAGTGCTTTTTGTGCTTTTCTTTGTGCAATATGTACATCTTTTTTAACGATTTTTATAGATAAAAGTCAAATTTTATAAAACTACGAATAAAAGGAGAACAAAATGAGTAAAACAAATAATAGTATTAATATTAGCGGAGCATATTCTACTGTTTTGCAGCTAATTGCTGCTTCCCCTACATACTATAAACGTCCCTCTTTAATGACCCTAAATAAAACAACTGTAACCATCCCAGCTAATACACAAATTAATATTGGCGGCAATGGATATATTAGTTTGAGTAATACTTCTTTAGCTTTATCTGCTGTTGCTACTGCTGCTAATCGTGCTGGTAAAAATATTTATGTCTACGCGTGTCAACCAAGTAGCGGCATTTCTCCAACATTTGTTCTATCAACAAGCAGCACAGTCCCAAGTGGTTATACTGCTACTACCAGTCGTAAAATTGGCGGATTTCATTGTCTTTGTGCGGCAGTTGGTACTATTAGTGGACACACGCTAAGTGGATATGCTACTGGTGACGCAATTCCAAATTCACAGTGGGACTTATTACATCGTCCTGTATCAGACCCGGAAGGAATGGTCTACGTTGAAGGAATTAGCAAATGGGTAGACATCTATTTGACAAGCTATAATGGTACAAAGCTTGCGAGTGTATATGGTGGCACAATTGCAGACGGATATTCTTCTACGCCATTTCATGGAGAAAAGTTTGCCGAATATGCTGGATTATGTGGTAAGTCTCTATTAAATAGAGATGAATTTATGGTTGTAGCAAAAGGCAGTAATGAAGGTACAAATATTACTGGCTCTGCCGACCCCGGTACTACTGGTGGGCATACTGATACCGCAAGTCGCCGTATGATTTCTAATTATGGCCTAGAAGATTGCTGTGGAGTTATGTGGCAATGGACAAACGATATTGCTATGTTTGGTAACAGTGCCGCTGCTACACTACCTTCCACTTCACAAACTTCTTCTACTGATGGCGCTCAATATCTAAATGGATTCTCATGGCAAACTGATGGTCGAAGCGTCTCTAATATTTATATTGATAGCACAGCAAGTCTATACGGCAATTCTTACGGTGTTGTGGAGCGTGTCCGCGTCGGCGGTATTTGGAGCGACGGCTCGTATTGCGGCTCTCGCGCGGTGCGTGGCCATGGCCTGTCTTCTTGCCGGCATTCCTATAGCGGCTGTCGCTTGGCCTCGGAGTCGAGGGTCGTTTGCCTATAAGTAAAAATTAACGATAAATCGTTAAATTCTAGTAATTGACACAGAGAGGATTATCGTTTTTTATAAATTGAAAATAACTAAAATTTAATAAAGGATGTGGTAACAAACCTCGGCTTTTGTATTACTCGTGAGTCAACGTCGGCGGTAATTGGAGCAACAGCTCGAATTGCGGCTCTCGCGCAGTGAATGGCAATAACCTGTCTTCTAACCGGAATTCCAATAACGGCTGTCGCTTGGCCTCGGCTACGGGGGACTAGGATAGTTCTACCCTAAAAACTTTCATAAAATATAATATTTCTGTATATTTTAGCCGAACCCTCGGCTGAATGCAAGAGCCATCCCTATTAAGGGAAAATACGCAAATGGGTTAATGTGGTGGATAGTAGGGAAACCGAAATTCATCACATTTATTTTTTTTAATAATAAAATGGAGAATGTTTATGAAAAGATATAGTAATCTGTATCAAAAAATTATAGATAAAGAAAATTTAAGAACAGCATTTATGAAAGCCTCTATTGGCAAAAGACAAAGAAAATCAGTTAAAAAAATTTTAGATAACTTAGACTATTATATAGACGATTTATATAATCAACTTGCAAACGGTACATATCATACATCATCATATCATACAAAAGTTATCTATGAACCGAAAGAACGATTGATTTACATTTTACCCTTTTATCCAGATAGAGTCGTTCATCATGCCATAATGAATATACTTGAACCAATTCTTGACGGCCTCATGTATGAGCATAGTTACGCTTGTCGAAAGAACAAAGGACAACACGCCGGAAGCAAATATTGTATGGGGCTTGTAAAGAAAAATAAGTATTGCTTACAATGTGATATATCAAAATTTTATCCAAGTATAGACCATGCTATTTTAAAAGAAATTATAAGACACAAAATAAAAGATAAACAATTACTTGTTTTACTTGATGAAATAATTGATAGTATACCTGGAGAAAAGAATACACCAATTGGCAATTATTTATCTCAATGGTTTGGAAATCTATATATGAACGAGTTAGATACTTATGTAAAACAGGAATTAAAAGTAAAAGATTATATGAGATATTGTGACGATTTTGTTTTATTTTCAAACGACAAAACCGAATTAAAAGAATGGGCTGACAAAATAGAAAATTTTGTTCACGAAAAATTAGACTTAAAATTAAGTAAAAAACGAGTTTATCCAACTTCTCAGGGAGTTGATTTTCTCGGTTATCGACATTTTCCAGACTATATCTTGGTAAGAAAAAGAACTGCAAAAAGAATCAAAAAGCACATGAAAGAACTTGTTTATTTATGGCGTTCTGGCAGGATTACCCAAGAGAAAGCCCTATCGAAAATTGCAAGCGCAAAAGGGTGGTTAAAACACGCCCAAACATATAATTTAAAACTTGCAATGAAGATAGACGAAATAGAATTGGAAATACGAGCTAATCAACGTGGCAAAAATAATAAATAAAACTCTGATTTTATGATTAATAAAACAACGTAACATCGTAAATTTTTACGACATATAATTTCAAAAATTAAAAATCTTTGTCTAAAAATCTTTATCTAAAATTTTTTCCATTATCTTTTCAAAAATCTTCAAATAATATACAATAAGAAATAAAAGGAGAATTAATTATGGTAGGAATCCCCAAGTATTTAAATTCTAAAGATGATTATGAGTATGTGAGAGCAAATTACTCAGAAGAAATTTGGAGACCCCAGTATCAAAATCTTCTTGATACAACCTATGATTGGTTTTTTTCAAATAAACTTGCTGATGACGAAGACGGTATCACTGATAATACCCATATTGTTATCGAAGATGAAGAAACTCATGAAAAAAGTCAGTATGAATGGAGATTAAATCCAACTTGCAAATTACTCTCCATTGGTTATACAATCAATGAGGTTGAAAATATTCTAAAATAAATTAAAATATGATTAACGCTTAAATTACGGTGATTATAAAATGGTAAATAAATATTCTTTAAAAAAAGATGGAGAAACTTCTCTGTCTACTAATTTTAAAGTTAAAGAATTTGCTTGTAATGACGGCTCTGACGAAATCCTAATTGATAGTGATTTAGTCGAAGCATTACAAAAAATTCGTGATAAATTTGGCAAACCAGTTACAATCAACTCAGCTTATAGAACTGTCACATACAACAAAAAGATAGGTGGCAGTACAAGTTCTTATCATACTAAAGGAATGGCCGTTGATATAAAAATAGCTGGTGTATCAGCAGTAGAAATTGCATATTATGCACAAGAAATTATTAATGGAGTTGGAGTTTATTATTATGGAACTTCCGACTTTGTTCACATTGATACTAGAAAAAATATTAAACATTGGCTTTGCGCAAAGGCTGGCGCTTATGAATATTATGATACCGACCTTATGCCCGTATTAAAAAGAGGCCAAAACGTTAATAAGACTACTGCTGTTAAGTTTCTACAAAAGAAACTAGGTTTAAATATTGATGGGCAGTTCGGAGCAAATACAGAAAAAGTTATAAAAGACTTCCAAAAGGCTAACGGTTTAACTGATGACGGAATTGTTGGTATGAATACGTGGAAAAAACTCTTTTGTAACTAAAAAGGAGTGATTATTCATGAAGAAATGTATCGACATTTCAAAACATCAAACGGCATTTAATGCAACCACTTGTGCAAATTCTGGTGTATCAATTGTTCTAGGGCGTTTAGCTTACGGTACTACAAAAGATACTAAAGCAATCGAGTATATTAAATCGGCAAGAGATGCCGGATTAAAAATTGGTGGTTATGGAT